CTTCTTCACGTTGCTTGGTTATCTTCTCAAACCGTATCTCCAACTTAGGATTTCGTTTTCGATCCTCTGTCGTTGTCGCTTCCTCTGACGCTTCAACTGGTTCACTCTGCCCATTATCAACCTGTGGCGGCTCTGCAACTGGTGCAGCCTCGCTAGGTTTTGAATCAGCTAAACCCATTCTTTTAGCGTTAAATTCGGCTAAATTTTCACTTGTCACCACCGTAGTGGAGACCTTTGGTTGCACTTGTGGCGCTTCCTGAACTTCTGACATTGAGTTTCCTCAAAGAATTTTCCCAATGAGCCTCACTGGTAAGGTTTGGATAATTATTTACCCTAATTCATTATCTGTCAATTACTGTGCCATTTGCCCAGCACCTTGAATAAGTGGATTAGCCCCTTGACTAATGTCTTGGGCGGCAAATTGGGCATATTGCTGTTGTTCAGCATTTAAACGGTCAATTTCACTCATTAATTGATTAGGAGACATTCTTGCCAACAAGATTTTGACCAAAGCATCAATTTCAGTCTTATTCTGGCTTGTAATTGACCGAGTGTTTTGATCATTGACTTTGACTTCTGCCATTGTTTCGGTGTTATGTGCCTTGGCAGTAACTTCCATGAGTTTGCGCTTAGTTGCGCCTTCCTCTTTGATCTGAGCCACTTGCGCCCGATTGTTGATCTCAAGGCCAGCCGCTTGGAGTTGTTGCTGTAGCTGCTCAATTGTTTGTTGAGACTGAGCCAATTTCATCTGCACTTCAGGAGGAATATCGGATTTTTGGTCAATGTTAGCCAACGGATTCATGGCGGCAAGGCGGTCTGCAATCACATCTGCGCCAGGGAAGTCCATGTTCCTGAACACCAAATCACCCGCAATATTGAACAGTTCCGCATTACCCGTAAGCAGTGGCATCATGCTTTCAACGGCTTGTTGACGCTTGGATTGGAAGCCTGGGCCTGTGTCCATCACCACATCATATTCACCGACAGTCACATCGTTTAACACTTCACCAATCTCGTTCTTTTCATTGATTGTGGTCATGTCTGGTTGACCGTCTGAGCCAATGATTCGCATTACCCGCTGAGTGTCATAGATGTAAGGAATCAAATCCAAGATGATTTTTCCCGTATGCCTGATGGAACGGGTCATGTTGTCGTAGAAGTGATAATTCGATAGATCAACTTGATTTTGTTGCCCCATCAAAGCCTTGCCTGAAATATTCCCGCTTGGCAATTGATTGGGGTCTAAGATGCCCAAAACCATCTGCAAATCTGCGGAAATAGCGCCAGCGGCTTCCATAATGCCCGTAGGAGGCGGCTCTGGCTGTAACCGTGTAGGGACAGGGGCGGGTTGCCCTTCAATGTCCTTCTGTTTGTATCTCAGAATAGGGGTTGACTTGATGTTAGCCATTGCCCATTCATTTTCGTGACCCTCGTCCTGACCTTCGGCAAGCAGCCACTTTGCTTTAGGTGCAAGGGCTACGCTTTCCGTCATGGATGTGCGCCAAAAGTTATACATCCGTTGTGGGTCTTTGGCAAACCTTACTAAACCGTATTTCTTGCGCTTATCGTCCACGATGACTTGTGCGCCATAGCAAGGGACTACGGGAATGTACTTACCCGCCATTGTTTTTTCTTCTAAGACTTCCATAGCGGTGCATTTAAACCACTTAACAGCCTTACGGAAGCTATCTCGCTCATCAATCACCGTCATGCCTGAAGCCTCAACACGGGCAAAGAAATTGGCAGAATCGGCAAAACTTGAAGTGCCATCGCTTAACAAATAGAGTTTGGCTCTTTCACGCTCAATGTAGAAGTATTCGGCAATGCGAATGTCCTCTTTTGTTACCCATGCGGATGTGTCGTCCCCTGTGGAACGCTGCTGAAAGTTAGCACCATCATTTGCACCAGGATACATATCCCTAAATATCTTCTTGTCCAACACCGTAGTGATCAAGCATCGCTCTGCGTCTGAGCCATCGGGTAAGACTGAGTTAGGATCAAAGTAAACCGTGAAAGGGTTATCAATCGTATCGATGTAGATTTCCTGATCAAAGGAATCTTCCCGTGTGTAACGGGTGTTCACTCGCCAGTAACCCCAACCCATGCGCACTGCGTAATCAAAGGCTGTGTCATAGGCTGTATCAGCGTTTGAGTTCACTTCAATGTGACGGGTAATGCCCTCGATCACTTGAGCAATCTTGTAATCAGCCAAGTTATTCACAGGGTGAACTTTGATGCGGGGACGTTGCATCCGTTGTTGGTTTGTGACCTGGCGAATGTAGGCATCAATTTTGTTGATGGTCAGACAAGGGCGGGATTCAAGGTTTCTTGAGTTCTGAATCTCCACAGGCCATTGATCACCAGCGGCAAACTTAATGTCATTTAAGGCTTCGGCTCTGTTTGTAGAGTCGGAATCATTGACCAAGCGCCAGAACTTAATCGCTTCGTTGATCTTTGAGTTATTGCCGTCTTCGTCTTGGTAAGCCATAGTTAGACCTTTATATTCATGCTGAGATTATTATCTCACTAGCTCATCCAACTGCCAACATTGGCAATTTGTGCTGATTTTTTACGCTTGGTTGGCTCTTTAATCATAAGTGCAATGTATCTGAAAGCATCTGCACCGTGTGAATAATGATCATGCAATGGGCTTCGGCTGAACTGCCCTGTGTCTGGATCAACTTCATAGCGGTAGTGTCTTAGACAAGAAAGCCCGTCTGCTGCGTGTTCCCGATCAAACCAGCAGCTTGGGAATATTGTCCTAGCCGCATTGATTGAATCCACGATTGGCACTTTGGGCAAGATTTGAGTCTTGTACCCTGCCGCCCTCACAATGTCATCAATTGACCGACCAGCTGCTGCCAACGTCTTATTCTCTGCATCGTGCGGAAGCCAAATGGTGTCGTATACATAGCCAAACGTCTGCATCGTTGCCATGTAATAGCTGATGGTCTTTTGACTGTCTTCAATGTAACGAATGAGGCGAGTTTCCATGCCTATGAACTGCAAAAACCAAATGGCGGTGCTATCTGACCACCCAAGATCAAAAACCGCATGGACGGGCTTTGTAGCGTCATAAGGAACACGGGTAATGCGTCCTTCCTTCTCGGCCTGTTGCATTTCTTTGGCAAAGATAGCCCCATCCACCGTCTGACGACACAAACCTTCCCACACTTGGTTATAGGCTTCCTCATCCCTTGCTTTAAGGGAGTCTTTTTCAAGTTTGAGGGTTTCTGGAAACCAAGGGTTGTCGTACCAGTTCACCTTCATGGTGATGCAGTCAGCGGGGGGAATTGCTACAAAGCGTTGATAAGTCTCGTCTGTCTCTAACTCAGGGTTAAAGCTGATCCATATCTCTGAGCCTTCCTTACGGATGGTTGGAATCAGGATGTTCCACGATAGGCGGCTGGTTGTCTGCGCTTCCTCAACCCAACAAATATCAACGCCTTCATAGGACTTGATGTTTGAGACATTGTTCTTCAGGCCAACAAAGCTAAACTCTGTGCCGTTTTGTCCTCTAATACTGTTTTGGGTGATCTCGTAGAAACTCAGTAAGCCAAGACTTTCAATCTGGTCACACAGTAACTTGTGAACTGAGTCTTTGATACTGGTCTGGAACTCACGGGCGCACAGTATGCGGATTGGGTCTTTAGCGCCTTTGATTAATAGCGCCCTGGCTATTCCCCAACTCTTAGCCCCGCCTCGTCCACCGTAAAGAACCTTGTATCGGCTCTTTTGAAACAGACCTTCCAACTTAACGGGAAACTCTGCCTTTGCAATCGCATTGGCTAAATTGCTCATTCGGGCTTCACAAAGCTAACTTGGATGCCTGACAACAAAGGTGAGCCATCAGCGCCTGTGATCTCTTGCTTGACGCTCTCACGGTACTTTTTGGGGAATCGTGCAGCCATTGAACGTGACCACAAAGTCGCATTTAAACGAGGGCCATCCTTAGTCTCCACCATGTAAGCATCGGCTTGATCTTCCCACCAAGCTAACTCATGTTGCTTGGCTTCCTCCAAGGCGTGCA